GCCTACGTTGCAAGGTAGGATTGAGGGATGGCTTGGAACCGTATCGTCATTGGGCTTTGCAGCATTGGCAGCTAAACACGCGGCAAAAAAACCGCTGGAACGCGCCGAAGGACAGATTCTGGAGAGTGTAGTAGAACTGGCAAAACGCACACCGGATGCTGTGCTGGAAGCTGTAGCGCGAAACATGGAAGCGGATGTGTATTCACGCAACCTGGCTAAAGCGGAATTGCAACGTCGCCAAATAGAACAACAGGCCGCACTTGCGCCCGAGGCTGCTGCTGCTGCTGAATCGGCAGGAACCGCAATGCCTAGCGGCACGGCAGGATCGCCAGCAAAGCCTAACGCCTATGACGGGATAGATTCGCAGGCAATACAAGACGCTCTGGACGGCAAGAATGGAACAATTCCAAACCCGACAGACAGAGCAGCAGCAATAACAGAACTGGAAAGAAGGCAAGCTAAAGATACTGCTGCTAAAGCAACAAACCCACCTGACCCGGCTGCTACTGCTGTTGGTGTTATCAAGACGGCAGCGGCAGCGGATGCTGCTGGCAAGCCATTGGAGGCACCTATAGATCGCGGACTGCAGGCGCGTGCAGCGTGGTCTCAACTTGACTTGGATACACGCGATGTTTTGCAAATTCGGCTGCAAGCAAAACTTGATAAAAATGGCGTGCTTACGTGGGAAGACGTTCCGGCTGATATATTAAGCAAAATAGGCACATCAGAATTTAAAAACCTAAAAGATGCTATGGCTGCTGACCCGCAGGCTGTAGTAAATGCACTTACCGCTACACCTGCCAAATCTCCACCTTTACCTAAACCAACAATTACGGAGCCGTTGACGGTTACTACTGCGCCAGTTGTTGGGGAGCGCGTAAAAATTGAACCAACCAAGCCGAAAGGACCGGAACCAACCGCTGAACAAACTCTCAATGAAGCCTTAGAGGCTAACGGCGATTTGCCAAGTGCGTGGGAAAGTTTGGATAATCAGGTAAAAGCGCTGGAGGGCAACGAAGCAAACAAGGCTGATATTAAGCGACTCAACGCTGCCAAACGCAAAATTGAAAACACTTTGGAAGAAGAGTCGCGGCGCGCAGAAATCGAACAATTAGAAGTAGAACAGAATAAAGGATACGAGTTGCTTTTAAGTATCAAGCAACTTGGTGGTTTGCCAACTCTTAGCGAGAAAGGACGCTATGCTACTGGCGAGTTAAAACGTATTGCCGAAGCATCCAAAGGAGCATTTTTGCGTTTCTTTCGCAAGGGAGCAAAGTCCCTGGATCAATTGCGAGAGAGTTTAAATGAGCGTGGATTTGATTTTGAAACGCCCGAGCAAATGCTTATGGCAATTGAGGATTCGCTTGCAACCGGCAAAAAGTCATACGGAAGTCAATTTCCAGAGGGATATATGGGCGGACCTGGCGCAATGGGGCCGGTAGAAAGGGCTTACATGGAAGCGTCACGGAAGATTATTGGTGGGTATAACGCCGATGTAGAAGCATCACAAATTCGTCGTGGACAGACTCCATCAGTTAGCGAAGCGCGCAAGGAGGACCCAGTAACATTTGAAGCGGCAATGGACGCCATTGAGAAAAATCCTGCGCTGCCAGAAAAGCTAGTTGAAGACATTCTAAAAAAAGAAAAAAAGTCGATCACCGATGAGGAACAGCAGATACTTACCTATCGCCGTGCCGAGCTTGAAAACAATATGGCTGCTGAAAGTGAACGCGCCATTGACCCTTCGCTGACGCCTCAAGAACAGGCTTTTCACCAAGCCAATGCAGAAATTCTTGAGGCACAATTACTTCGCGCAGAAGAAGCAAATCGCATTGCAGGAACCGCCAGTGGTCGCGCCTTGCGGTCGCGGCGGATGCAGATGAATGAGGATTATACCTACGCCGGGTTAATGATGCGCGAGCGCAAGCTAACTGGTGACGTTGTTCCAAAGGAACGGGCGCAAGAAATTAAAAAGATCGCCGATGAATATAAGAAGGCGCAGGCCGAGTTGGATGCCTTGCGGGAAGCTGAAGTAAAGCAAAATGAAGACGCGGAGTTAAACGCAAAGGTAGATGCTTACGAGAAGTCACTGGAAGCTCAAAAGCTTGACGCGCAAAGGACTGGCAATTTGCCGTATAACCCATCTATTCTTGCTCGCGCCGAGGAAATTGTAAAAGGCATTGAATCTAAACGCGACGAACTGCGCGCTAAAGTAGATTGGCGGCAGCTTTTTGGCAGCGAATCTGGCGCAATAGGCGGAGTTGGCGGACCAAAGGGAGAAGGAAAATATCTTGGATCAAAACCAAAAACAGAATCAAACAGGGCAAATACCGCCGCTGCTGTAGAATATCTTGCTTATGAAATTGCATCGCATATTAGCCGATTCAGCGTAAATAGAGCAAAAACCCTGGAAGTGATGCTTGCGCGTTTTGACGAAAGCATTAAACCTTTTTACGGCAAAGCGTGGGATACGGCACAGAAGATTATTGGTGGTAAAATCAAATCTGAAAAACCCAAGGTTGCAGAAGCTGTAAAGACCGGAGCAACCGCACCCGAAAAGCAACCAAAACCACCTAAGTCCAAGGACACGCTAGTAGGCGAAGGACTAGCGGCAATTGAAAAAGGTGATGGGATTAGCAATATAGTAGCGCAAATTGTTAATGGCATCATTGAAGCTGGAAACAGAAACCGACCAGACGTTTTTAAGAAAGCGCACAAGATTGTGCAGGAGTTTATGCCGGAAGCCACCGAACGCGACGTTCGCCGAGCGTATGTGGATTACGGCAAAAAAACCTTCCCGAATCCAGATGAAGTTGCTGCGTTTAAACGCAAAACACGGCAGGCGGCAAAGATTGAAGAGGACATTGCCCGCATTAAAAACGAAAAACTTCGCCCAGAACTGCAAGGGTATCAGCGCGAAAAACTGGATCAAGAGCTTCGCCGTTTAACGCAAGAGCGTAGCGAGCTTTTGAAAGATTCGTCGCTACCTCAAGAACCGGGCGCGTTTGCATCGAAAGACGAGGCCAAGCAGACAAGAATTAAAAATCGCATTGCGGAACTAGACGGTTACTTGAAGGGCGAAAAGCCGGTTGAAAAAAGGCCGACGCAGCCGGACAGCGCAAAAACCGAGCAGATGCGCGCTGAGAAAGAAGCGCTGGAAGCCTACGTAAAGGAAGTGGATGCTGTTAAAAATCCACCTTTGTCTGATGCTCAGAAGGCATTGGATTCCGCCATGATAGCACGCGAACGTGCCGGGCAGACCTTGGACGACATTTCCACAGGAAAGGTAAAAGACCCCGTAAAAATAAAAGAGGCGTTAACGCAACTAGAAGAGGATGTTCGCCTCGAAACCGATGCGCTCAAGGCGCTTGCCGCCGAGATGCGCCGGGACGCCAAGCCAAAGGGTGATCCTGGCTATCTGAAAGAGCAGGCGCAAATCAAGTCGCTTGAACGCGCTATTGCTAGTTACGCTGAGAAAGTAGCAAAAGGTGATTTGGCTGGCAAAGGCAAGATGCAGGGGCCGGATTCTCAACGCGTCACGCAACTAAAAGCCATTCGTGATTCGCGCCAAGCGGCGTATCAGGCTGCAAAAAACCTTGGAAAGCCAGTGCTGTCACTGGAACAGCGTTACAATGCCACGCGTTTAAAGGCATTGGAGAAACGCGAAGCTGAATTTGAGGAGAAAATACGCACCGGACAGTATGCGCGCCCTCCCAAGAAAGTTTCTCCAAAACTGGATGTGCCTACGCAGGACGCACAAATTCGTGTGGATGCAATAAAGCAAAAGTTTATGCAGGGACAATTTGAGTATAACCAGAAACAACGAGTTCTAAGTAAGAAAATTGTAGATGGAATTGGGCAAACGCTTCGCGCTGGCATCAACATTATTTCGTCAGTTGATTTGAGCGGATTTAGGCAAACTCTTGGTGCAGTCTTGATTGCTTCTGGAAAAACCGTTTTTCCTTTGGACGTAAGGCGAAATGTATCAGGAAAAATAATGCCAACTTTTACTAATCCTTTGCGTTCTGCCATGATGATTCTTCGTCCAGCCGCAAAAATGATTGTGGCTGGTATTTCCGAACAGAAAGCAAAACGCATGGAAAAGGCAAGGGAGAATCGGCCTAACTCCAAAAGCGGTGCTTATAATGAGATGGAAATTGACCAGACTTCACTAGATACAAAGGTTAATTCAAAACATGAGGAAATGATGCGCTCAGTTTTAGATGATTGGGCGCAACTGTCGATTCGAACCGGAAACACCGGAAAAACAATCATTACGGCACCTGGAAAAGTAGCAGCAAAAGTTGTCCGCGCCTCTAATCGCGCATTTAACACGCTTCTTAACGAGATGCGATTGGACCTTGCCGATGCGCTTCTTTTAGAAAACTTTAAAGATCGCGCCCCAACTACAACCGAATTGAAAGTATTGGGAAACTTAGTGAATATTGCTACCGGACGCGGAAACATCAATCCAACTCTTGCTAGAGGCGCGGGGTATGTGTTTTGGGCACCATCGCTTTTTGTTAGCCGAGTTAAAGGTCTAGTAATGGAGCCGATATTTAGCATAAAGCAGCCGTTTAAAGGAACTGGACGCGCTCGCGCTGCTGTTGCAAAAGATTATGCTAGAGTGATTATTAGTGGATACTTGCTTTGGAAAATGGGGCAAATGTTTAGTGACAAAAATGTTGATACCAGCGATCCCACATCTAGCGATTTTGGAAAAATTGTGCGTGGAAACACCCGCATTGATCCTTGGGGTGGACACCAGCAAGTTGGTGTTCTTGCAGCAAGAGTGGTTACCGGAAAAACAACTTCAATCAAAGGAATTGAGCGTGAAAATGATCTTGGCTCTGTTATTGCAAGTTTTGGTCGAAACAAATTGCGACCAGATTGGGGAGCGCTTTGGAACGCTTACGAAATTTACATTGAAAAACCAAGGCCAGGAAGGCCGGAGACTTACTCAGAAGTTGTTGCGTCCATGTACACGCCAATGTCTTTGCGTGATATTGTCGATATTATGCGGGATCGCGGCATGGCCGAGGGAGCAATTGTTGAAGCCCTTGCTATGTTTGGCGCTGGTGTATCTGTTTATGGCGACGAGGATGAGACAAAAGCACGCCGATGACCGCCAAAGCCAAACCCGCGCCGCGCATCAGTTACGACAACTTTGCGCTGCCTCCCGGTTACGAACCGTGGCATCTGTGTTTGACTAAGTTTGGACTTGGTAAAGGCGAGGAAAAACTAAAATGGTTTAAGCGTCTTGTTACTGAGCTTTGGCCGGAACCGCTATTTATGTGGGATAGGTGGAGCGACCTGTTCTTTGGCGCGTTGTGCGGTGCGAAAGAAACTGTTGAGCGAACTATTGGCGCAAAGATTGAATCCGATTATCCGTGGTGGGAGCAACTAACAGCCACAGGAGCGGCGGGAACGGGCAAAAGCTCAAGGGCCGCGTTGTGGGTTCTTTGCAACTGGCTGTGCGCTCGCGAGCATACAACCTGTATGTTGACCTCAACTAGCGTCACTGCGCTTAAACAACGTATCTGGAGCGAACTGGTGGACTGGATACAGAAGTGTAAGCAGCCATTGTCTGACCCCACGATTGGCTGGCTACAAATTGTGCCATCCGACACCATTATCC